TAACAACGAAATAATTGAAAAATTTAATTTAGTATCATTATATCAAAAATATTCGAATGATTTATTAAAATTTATTGTTGATGAATTTTTATTTTATAATAACTTAGAAGGAATATATTATGACTATCCTAAGATAAAAGAAAATCTAGGAAAAGATAAAGAACTCGATAAACTAAAAAAAATTATAAAATGGGATAATCATGAATTAATACCCTGTTCTATAAAAGTCGTAGGAATAGGAAGTTTATTACCGGAATCTTGGGTAGATAAAGTATTTGAAAGTGGAGAAAATTTTCATAAAAGTATTGATTTATTGGATGAAAGAATAAATAAACCTCCTGTAACTTATCTTGCAAATCATGCTATGGTAAAATTAAAAAATAATGATCCAGAAAATATTAATAAAGAAGAATTAAATAAATATATAAAAGATAAAGTAAATATATTTATTTTAAATAAAAAAACATTAAAATTTGATTTGAAAAAACCTTCTTTAAAAAAAAATTATAATTATGTTAAAATAGAGTTTGATGAAAAAATGAAAATAAACAATTTTTTGAATGAAGATAATAAATTTAATAATTTTGTACTGGTGTTATTTGAAAAGAATGAAATAATGGAAAATCCTAATAATATTAACTCTAAAAAAACAAGTATAGGATTTTATGTTAGTTTATTACAAAAATCAATAAGAAGGGGAGATAAATCAAAAAAATGTCTATTAAATGCGATTGAAAATTTATCGATATCAAAGCCTTATAATAATCCTGAATATAATTTTGAATTGGTAAGTGGAATAAAACAGTTATTTTGGAGATTAGCTATAAGTGTTATTGAAGAGACAAAATTATACAAAAGTAATAATTATTTTGATATTTTTGATTTAATAATTTATTCTTATATTTTTGGTAAATATGTTAGATATTATCCAACAAATAAATTATTAAATACAATAAAAGAAACTGCTTTGAGAGTTCAAAGTAATAATAATTATTGTGATTTTAGAGATAGTAAAAATAAAAAAATAAAATGTGTTCCTCCATATAATGTAAAAGATGAAAATATTAAGAAATTTCAGTTATCTTTGTTAATAGGATATAAATTAATGCCAAGAATGAGAAATGATTCTGTTATGATAGAATGTATAATAAAATGGTTAGAATTAAATCCAAGTTTAATTTTACTAGACAATATAAATATTTCTAAAAATGAAAGTAACAAAGATATTGAAAAAATATGTTGGTATAATTCACTTGATCATCATGTAAAACCAAGTATAATTGTTCAGTTACATAATTATTTATATGATGAAAAAACAAGTTTAAAAAATTGTGGAGATTTATTGTGGACATTAAATTCTGAATATAATTTTAGAAAACATAAATTTAGATGGAATGATAAAAATGATTTAATATATTTTGTGCAATATTTATTAAATAACAATAAAATAAATTTAGAAAATGAAGAAAATGAAGAAATTAAAAATAGTAAAGAAAATGATATATATAAAAATGTAAATAAATTATTATTAGAAAATATTAATAAATATGAAAAAAATAAAGAATGGTGGAAATCTAAGTTTAAAAAAATAAATGAAAAAATAAAAGATTTTGATTATGAAAATAATATTGATAAAATAAGAATTGGTCAAATGATATTATCAAATCAATTAAATTCTAGTTTTATATTTAGTGGAAGAAAAACTACACCAATTTACACAAACGAACAAATAAAGTTTAAACAAGGTGATATAATTTATGAGATTGAGGGAGATGATACTGAAAAATACAAAAAAATAATGGCATATTATTTAAATAATTATAAAAAGAAAATTCATTTAAAATTGAAAATATTTAATTGTGAAATGTTTGAGACAGAGATTAAAAATAATAAAATTTACATAAATAATTTAGAATGTGTAAAAATAGAACCTGAAAACAATAAACAAATTGAGTGGAATGATAATTTGGACAGTTTTATAGAAAATAAACAAATTAAAATTTATAATTTGAAAGAAAATGATTCTGTGTATAAAAGTTTAGAATCTTTATTTGAAATAAAAAAGTTTGGTATTAATGAATTTATAATTTACAAATCTTTAACAGACACAATAAAAAATGGTAATGAAATAATAATATCAAGTAAAATATTAAATAAAATATCAGCTGATATATTAAAAAAAATAATATGTAGAATAGAAACTTCTATTGAAGATAAAAACGACAAAATAGTATTATTTTTTGGTAAAATAGACAGAGGAGGAAGTTCTACAAAAGACATAATTGATGATATTCATGAAGGATATTTAATGAGAGTAGCAAATATTTTATCTTGTTTGTATGGTTGTTTTGAAAGAGTTGATGAATATAAATTTATTGTTCATAAAAACAGTAAAGTATATAAATATTGGATAGATCAAATATATAATTTAATAAATATAAAACAAAAAGAAGGAAAAGAACATAAATTAGATAAATTTATAAATACAAAATTATGGTCTCACCAAGAAAACATAAAAAATCGTATAATAAATGGAATAAATAAATATAATCAAAAAGGGTTTGGGGATGCGAGTAGTGTTGGTTCTGGAAAAACTTTGACTGCTTTATCTGTAATTGAAGCAATATGTTTAAATAAAGAATGTAAAAATAATTTAAATTTTTTAATTTTGGTACCAAACACAAATTTATATGAGGTATGGACAAATGAAATAAACAATCACTGTGATATAAAAAAAATAAATTGTTTTAAACAAGAATCAAACGGAAAATGGCTTATTATTAACAAAAATATAGATAATAATAATATAAATTTATATTTAACGACAATGGGGAGAAATCGTGATAATTTATTATCTTTGGGACTTGAATTTGTTATAATTGATGAATGTTTAACAGTTCAAAATAATAGTTCAAAATGGACTTTAAAAGCATTTGAACAAGTTGTAAAATCAAAATATGGTGTTTTAATGTTAAGTGCAACATTTTTTAGAACAAGATTTGATAAATTGTTTTTTATGCTTAAAATGTTACAAATAGGATTACCATCAAAAATAGAATATTTAGATACAGTTTTAAATATAGCAATAGGAGCAAATATTAAAACAAATACAATAAAATGGAATACAAATTATAATAAAATTGAAATGTCAAAAGAGTTTTACAAAAAGTATAATAAAAGTAAAAAAACTAATAAAAAAGAATCTTATATTGCATTAAAAAAATTTATGAGTGAAAATATAAATTTAGAAGATATTATTTCGAATAAATTGAAAGAGTTATTAAAGTTAAATAGAAAAATTCTTGTATTTGCAGAATCTGACAATCAAATAGAAAAATTAAAAAATAAAGTAAAAAATTGTTCTTTTTATCCAGACATAGAAAAAGACGTTTGTATTATTTCGAAATATAAAGGAACATATGGAATAAATAATTTAGTAAAGTATGACACAATTTTAATGAAACCACCAGAGTCAGATAAATTACCTCAAATGAAAGGTAGGTTAGATAGACCTAAACAAATGGCTAAAGAATTATTTATTGAATATTTAATAATAAAAGATACTATAGATGAAATTGATTTAATATCTTTACAAAATGCAAATAATTTTTATTCATCTCATATTATACCTTTAGCAAATTATTATGATAAATATGCTTAAAAATTGAAATAAAAAGTATTAGGAATAATATTAAATAACAAAATTAAATAATAAAATGAAGGAACAAAAATTTGCATGTAAAATTTGGTTTAGACGTCTGGATAAATATGTTGATAATAATTTAAAACTGACAGAAAATGAGAACGATGGAATGTTATTTAAAGATCTTGAAGAAATAAGTAATGTGTTAGATGTTGATAAAAAATTGAACCTAGTGTTTAATTCTAATAAAAAAAAATCATTAAATATATATGATGTGGAAATGGATGATGGAAATGAATTATTGAATGTAGAAATAAACAATAAAATATATTGTTTAACATGGAATAATAAAAAATTGTTATTAAGTAAATTTAATATACTAGACAGACTATTACATAACAAGAAAAAAAACTGTTTTATAAAAATATGTAGAAATTGTTAATAAATTAAAACATTATAATTTTTTTATTAAATTTTATACTGAACAGATTTTTCAATTGATCTTTTTTTAATTTCATTTTTGATTAAATTCATTAAAGAATGAATATCATATTCTCCTTTTAAATCAAAGTCTTTTTGTTTAATATTTAAAGAATAAATTGTTGAACTTTCAAAATTAATATTAAAATCAAAATCTTGTATAATTTGTTGATAAAAATCATAATCTTGAATATTTAATACATATTTAATATCATTTAATCCATCTTGATTTAATGTGGTTAATTTAATATTTTCTGATAATTCAGGTTTTGTTCTATTAATTTTGTTATCAATAAAATTAAGGATATATTTATCAAAATCTTCTTTGTTAATATCTACACAAGTAAAATCTAATTCATTTGTTAAATTTACAAGATCATTTTTATTTAATAATTTTTCAATAATATAATCATTTTCGAACTTGTTTTGTAAATACCATAGGGTATTTTGCATAAATTCTGATAATTCTTCATTATTTCCCTCTATTTTTTTATAATCTGTAATATTTGAATGTTTCATAAAAACATAACAAAATATTTGATATAATTTAATATGAGTCTTATGTTTTTCTTGAAATATTTTAATATCTTCTTCACAAACGGTTCTTTTTGATAAATCTATATATTTTTTATTTTCATCAACCTTAACATTTAATAAAACATCTTTTCCAACTATTAATAATTTACTCATATTTATTCTTTTTTTACGAGATACTTCACTACAGTTAATAAAACCGTTAATATCTCCATATTCATTTAAAGTAACATCAACACCATATTGTGTAACTTTAATAATTTTAGCGATAATAATTTCATCAATTTCTGGGAATTTTCTTCCATATAAATATACCATATTGCTTAGTTAATAATTATTAAATAATAAATTAAAATTTAATCAATTTTTTTAATAAAATTTGAAAAATAATTTATTAAGTAATAATAAATATTAAATAAAAAAGTGATAAATATTTATTTATAAATAATAAATAAAATAATGATAGAAGAACAAGAAAATTTATTAAA